CTTGAACTGCATCTCTGTATTTGCTGATAGTGGAGGCGTTTGTTTTAGTCCATCCGTTATAGGACAGGTTAGCTTCAATTCTGTCGTTGACCGCTCCAAGTAATCTGTAGCGATGGTTGCCCGCTTTGTCATAAAAATTTACTTTAAGTTCGTTGTAGTCAACTACGCAAACCTCGCTTGCATCTGCTGATTTGTAGTACATTAATTTAATCTTCTTCATCTTCGTCGTATGTTAATTGTTTAACTAAGTCTTCCATATAGCGCGCCTTCATAGCTACGTCCTTGTTGCCATTCCAAAACTCGGAGTAATGCTCGCGAGGGATAGCGTACCATAGGTCTTCATATACGTTCCTCCAGAACACATATGGGTAGAGAAAAATCGATTTATTTTCCATAATCTTGTTGTCTAGTTATGTTAAAATTGTATCCAAAATAAGGCAATGTCTGATTATCTCCATAACCAAGAGTCTCTAATAAATCCTCTAACTCTGAGTCAGACAAAGTCCCGCATTGTAATGCGTAGTCCATAACAAGAGCAAGTGCTTGTGTCCTTGTTATATCAATTGTTGATTTCCATCCCATTTGCCCAAATATTTAGCAATTCCTTTTTCTACATCTTCAAACTTCTCAGGATACAACGTAGCCATACTGAAATGACGTCGCTCGTACTCCCATAGTCTGTTGCGTCCTGTGATTACAATCATCAGGTAGTGGTTATTATCTCCACCATCTTTCAATAGCATTACACTGCCCGCGTCAGGAATCATATAGTAAAGATACCCAAGCTCAGTGATATACCTCTTAGTCTTGTTAAGAAGGATTAGTTTACTCCGCGTCATAGTCGTATAGTAATAAGAATCTTGCTACTAAATTTTCATCCATATAAACGTATTCGTTGTCAGAGAATTTAATCTCTCCGTCGACTAATGTCATCTTGTACTTCTTAATGAACTTGATGAAATCGCCAAGGATTAACTTGGGATTAGATAATTTCTGATTAATCAGGAACTGACTCTGTTCGCCGTGTTCATAGCCTCTCATATAGGCATCTCGTAGGTAAATTCCGACACCTTCTTTGATGTCTTCTAACTCATTGTTTAGTATGTCTTTCATTGTTTGGTTGGGTTAATTATTGTCGTATGGATTTTTAGTTGTTATTGTAAAAGCAAGCCAATAACTTAATGCATTAGGTGTACTTGAAATTTTATAAGAAGCGTGTTGTTTTCCTAAATAATGACCAATACTCCAGTCGGTAGTATGAAAACCTTTTCCCCAAACAATATCCCCTAGCTTAGGTAATGTCTCAGGTCGCTCTTGGCTGAATCCTTCAAGAGTGTATTCGGTGAAGGATACTAAATAGGTCTCAACGTGAATTATCCTACCCTCATCAGTTTCTATTCCTACCCATCCAGTTTGTGTAGAACATCCTGCATCGATAACCTTTCCCCATCCCAAGGATGTAACGTAGACCCTGTCTTTTTCTTTAAAAATTGTTTTTGATTCCATTATTTCTTGTGTTTAAACATTAACTCTATTGTTGATTGATAATCCTTACATTCAATTACCTGATACGATTCATTCTCCTCGAACAACCATACTAGATACAATCGACCAATCTTAATGTTGGTGTTCTTCTCAATGATATACTTGTACAGGTTTAGCTGAAGCGAATACAACTCGTACTCGCATTCCTCTATAAAAGAGATAGGTGCTTTGAAACGTTTGCGATACTCTGACTTCATTCGTATCTGCTTGTTGGTCTTGTAGTCCCATATCTGATACTCCTTAAGTTTCTCATTATAGAATAGGCAATCTACCATACCCCCTACCCCAAGTTCAGCGTCCCCAATAACTAACTCCATTGTGATAGGCGTTAGGGCAGGGGAGGCGTCGCGATAGAAGTCAAGGAACATTTGGACGCATCTATCATAACGTTCTTTGATATGGTCTTCGCCGAACTTATCTATAACGACCTGAGAGTTGTATGGGAATATCTTATTGAACCAATAGTTCTCCGCAAAGTTGTGGACTAGCGTCCCCTTCATCCCCGCAAATTCTCGTTTGAAATCCCAATCGGCAAGGACATCCTCAACTGGGACGCCTAACTTCTTAGCTGACTTCTCAGCCATTACCTTGGCATTAAACTCTGGCTTGAATAGCTTAAGGAATCCCGTACCTGATACTAACTCTTGCTCTCCTATAAAATACTTATGAGGCTCGTCATAGTATTTGATATGGGAAAACTTCTTAAGTTCTTGGTATATGTGCATACTTATTTTCTATGTTATGTTCTTTTAAATAATTTAAGTAAGCATCTCTAGCATCTAGCTCATCATCAAATCTCCCTAAATCAACTTTCTTATTATTGACAGATATCTTTGCCATATATTTATTCCCATCCTTTGTCACACCAACATACTTACTGCTTCTGTTAGGTTTATTAATTGCAACGTGTGTATGATTCTCTCTTCGCGATGTCCACTCTAGATTATCTAATCTATTATTTTTTCTATCAAAGTCTTTGTGATTAACCTCATTCTTTCCTTCTATTTTCGGAAGAAAAGTATTAGCAATTACCCTATGCACCTTAATAGACTTTCTATTAATCGCGCATTTATCATAATGAGATGTACTATTTGAATAAGAGATAAATCGTCCAGATTCTTTGAACCTAATTCTACCAAATGTACTTGCTTCATATCTGCCATTTGTTTCAGGCACATCTTTCCAAATTTCTTCCATATTAAAAAGGGTCTATTTTCACATCGTTATCAAAGTCAACTTCCATCTTAGATAATACAGAGTTCTTGTAAGCAGGCTCTTGTGCCGTGAACCTAAACAACTCCTCCTCCTCATCAGCGATTCTATTAGTAGTCACGTCGCAGTACCTAACGATACCGCCCGTCATCCCGTCTCTATTCTTTAGTAATATAAACTCTAGCGTATAGTCGTTATCAGGGACTGGCAAGTTGTTAGCCCTAGCATCCGCTTGCGCATAGTAGTATGGTCTATACAATCCAATAACAACTGACGCATCCTGCTCGATGTTACCCGAACTTCTGATATCAGATAACTGAGGACGCTTGTCACTCCGACCCTCAGCACCACGAGATAACTGGCTAAGGCAGATGATTGGAATGTTTAACTTCCTAGTTAGCTTTTGTATCTTGTTGGATACAGATGATACCTGCGAGAAGTCATCCTGCCCTCGCATCTGATTATCTCGAATCAATTGCATATAGTCAATCACCACGATGTCTATCTTATTCTTACGACACTCAGTTGTCAGCACCATTGATAGGTAGTTTATGTCCCGATTGTCAGAGTCGTAAAAGAATATAGGCAAGCGCTTAAGTTCTCTAGCATTAGATAATCTAATCTTAGCTACGTCCTCTTGGGTGATGCGATTAGCTTTGATGTCTGAATACTTGTACTCAGGCGCTTCAGATGAAATGTAACGATACAGAAGCGATTCCTTTGGCATCTCTAATGATAGAAACAATACGCGCTTACCTGACTTGGCAGATGACTTCGCAAAGTCTAAGCCGACAATAGTCTTACCCATTGATGGTCTAGCCGCCACAACAATCATTCCCTCTTGCCATCCGCCTAGTGCGTAGTTTAACTTCCTACTTCCAGTGTCAATACCAGAAAACTTTACGTTCCCCGCGTTGACTTCTAGCTTGTTCATTACATTGTCGTAGACATCTGATAGGGAATAGATTTCTGAACTCTGTGAGGTTGTCTGAACTGACGTTACCCCTTGTTCGATGATGCTCTGAATCGTAGCTACATCCTCGCCGTTCGTTATGGCTGATGATATCTGATTAGATAATCCCTGATAGATTCTCTTTTGCTCTAGGCTTTTAAGTTCTTGACACGCTGACGTTAACTCAATTGTCGTCATTGGAGTCATAGTTAAAATGTTAGCCGTCTCGTTGCCCAAAAATCTATTGGTATCACTTAATATCTTAAAGATATCAAACCTAGTATACGCCTTGTTGTTAAGGTAAAACTCTTTCATCGCAATAAATGCTTCGCGATTGACGTCATAAGTAAATGATGACTCTCCGATAACCTTGACCGCATCCTTAACTAGGTGTGGTTTATCTAATAGGTAAGAAACGATGTCGGATTCAAGTAGCCTGTCATATATTTCAGAGGCTTTCTTGATGCTCCGCTCGTTCTCTTTCATTTGCTCTATAATATTTTTCATCTAAAAGTTGTCGGGTATAATGATTTCGGTAATCTTAGTTGTTGTT